CTCACACCAAGGTCCCGCAAAACTAATCGCTATCCAATTTCCAGACTCATTTTCACTGACGTGAATATACTCAAGAGACTCACCACACACTACACACAATGAAGTTACCAAACCTCACCCTCATCGGAACTTTCAAGAATCTTGCACTCAAGATTCGGGCACACACTGAACCACCAGGACAGATCAAAGCTTATGACGACATCGTTCGCCGAGCACTATCTGATCACCTATCAACGGAACAGTTTGACGAAGTTTACCATGGATACAGACGTTCAGAATGGTCACCAGAAGCGTTCGAATATAATATCAACCTTCTCGACTCAGACAGACACAACGTTATCAAAGATGATTATTACAATCAAGCTATTGATCACATCCGTGATACACTCTTCACCCCAGATAAGTTATTACAACCGATACATTTCTCGGATCTACGACAATATCCCTGGGAACTATCAACTAACGTTGGAGCACCCTACAATACCAGCAAGCGCTGGATTGATTATGTCAATCGGAAATACCTTCACCTTACCAAAGGCGAACCTTTCCCAGATCAAGAGATGCGCGACTTATTCGCAGAGGCACACGAAGGACAATCCCTCGACCCAGCTATGGTTGACGCTCGCATGACGAAGCGCAATTTATACAACGAGATGTTCTTTCGCAACCGCATCCACATACACAGACTCAAATCTGGACACACCACTACCATGAACGGTCACGACTATCGATACTGGAATACTGCTTTCGCACGTACATACACAGTAAAGACTGACGATCCTGACAAAGTTCGACTTGTCTTTGGAGTACCTACTCTAATGATGATGGCAGAAATGATGTTCGTATGGCCTATACAGGCATGGATCATGAGCAAGCGCACTAAATCTCCACTACTATGGGGATTTGAAACCCTGACAGGTGGATGGTACAGACTAAGGAACTGGTTTACAACCAACTTCCCCCACCACACCACTATCGCTACAATCGATTTTTCAGGTTTCGACAGATACGCACGACATACCGTAATCGATGACATACACACACGCATCTTACGACCTATGTTCGACTTCAACCACGGCTATCACCCGACCCACAAATATCCCAAGTCTGACGACGAAGGATATGATCCCACACGGATCGAGACATTATGGAACTGGATGACCGACGCTGTTAAGACAACCCCACTGCTAATGCCAGACGGAAGATCCTTCCGATTTGAACATTCAGGCATATTTTCAGGTTATCTACAGACACAGCTACTCGACTCAATCTACAACCTAGTCATGATCTACACTATTCTATTCAGAATGGGATTCAAACCACATCAGATCGCACTCAAAGTACAAGGAGATGATTCTATCATCGCCATACTTGCAATCTTCGCACTCGTTGCACACTGGTTTATGGACATGTTTGAATACTACGCAAATATGTACTTCGGCGCAAAGATCAGCCAGAAGAAATCCGAACTCCGAGATGGACTCGATGACGCAGAAGTTCTTAAATACAGGAACAAGAATGGCATACCCTATCGCAATTCAACTGCTTTACTCGCACAACTTATCTATCCCGAACGTTCTCGATCACTTCCCACCCTCAAGGCTAGAGCAATCGGTATCGCTTACGCGAACTGTGGCTCAGACCCCCAGGTTTACAAGATATGTGAGCAGATATTCAATTATCTCGACAAATTTGTTGAAGAAGCAGATTTTAGTGGTCTACCCGACCAGCTTAAATTCATCCAAAAGTACATCCGTACTGACAGGATTGATCTCACACGCTTCCCAACCTATTACGAGACTATCGCTAACATGATGGATCAGGCAACTCCTATCCCTTCAGCGAAATATTGGCCTCTGAAACACTTTATCGGTATACCCGGTCAAGTTAATCCAACTTGAGCTTTTTATCTATGTTAATCTACATTGATATTTTATTATAAAATTAAAAAAAAAACTTAAAAA